CGAGGCGCAGCGGCACGCCATCCTGCTCAACCGCCGCAGCCGCCTGCGCCAGTCGGCCACCCTGCGCTGCAATATGAGCGCCTACGGCATCCGCCCCTTCGAGACCGGCACCGTCACCATCCCCGAGCTCGGCTGGTCGGCGAAGACCGTCCGCTGCGAGGGCTGGAACTTCGACCCGTCCGGCTTCGTGGAGATCGTCGTCCGCGAGGAGGCGGCGAGCGATTGGAACGACCCGCTGACCAGCGACTACCTCGCGCCCGGCAGCATCACCGCACCCAGCCCCTCTAGCTACGTGCCGCAGCCGCCGACCGGACTCAGCATCACCGGGCTGCAGAACGCCATTTACCTCCTCTGGACGGCGCCGGCGGGGCTGCCCAACGACGCCCAGTACGAGGTCTATGAACACACCTCGGCGACGCCATTCTCGAGCGCGACCCGGATCTGGACCGGCGCGGCCACCGCCGCCATCATCGCCAAGTCCGACACGACCGTCCGCTACTACTGGGTGCGCGTGAAGATGCCGTCCGGCGGCGTGTCCACGACCGAGCCGCCGAGCGCAGGCTTGGCAGGATCGTCCAACAGCGTCTCCAGCGTGCTCGGCGCATCCGCGTCGCCGTCGGTCATCCAGAAAACCGACACCGGCGCGTCTATCACCACCATCTCGACCACCGTCACGGCCACCGGCGGGACGGCCCCCTACACCTACTCCTGGGCGCGCATCTCCGGCTCGACCTCCATCAGCGCCAACTCGGCCAGCTCGGCCACCACAACCTTCACCGGCTCGTCGCTCGCCTCGGGCACGACCTACGACGCCGTCTTCCGCTGCACCGTCACCGACAACGTGGCCGCGACCAAGACCGTCGACGTTTCCGTGAGCATTACCCGCCAAGCGATGTCGGCGTCGGCTTCTCCGACCACGATCTACAAGTCCGGTCCGGGCACTGATCAGACCACAGCTTCGGTGACTGTCACGGCGAGCGGCGGTGTCTCACCGTACACTTACGCATGGACACTCGTGAGCGGTGACACGTTGACCGTCAACAGCCCGAGCTCGGCGACGACGACGTTCACCAAGACCGGCTTGCCACCTTTCGGCGGTGTCGAGGCGACCTATCGCTGCACGGTCACCGATTCGACAGGTGGCACGCCTCTCAGCGCCACAGCCGACGTCTTCGTCACAATCGAAAGAACCTAGGAGACCTTCCCGTGACAGAACCCGAGCGCCGCTCGTCATCCGAGACGACCCAAGACCGCCGCATCCGCGAACTTGAACTGAAGTTCGCCACGCATGAGGCCGTTTGCGCCGAGCGATACGCCGGCATCCGCGAGGATCTGACGAGCTTTAAGACGGTCATTGCCAAGATCGGCTACGGCCTGATCGCCGGCATGGCCGCCATCCTCGTCAAGCTGGTCTTCTTCCCGTGACAGACCCCGCCTGGCTGACCCGCGCGCGGGGCTACCTCGGCGTCCGCGAAACCCCGGGCAAGGCCACGACGCCCGTCATCGCCCGATGGCTGCGCGAGCTGCGCACCTGGTGGAATGACGATGAGACGGCCTGGTGCGGCGTCTTCGTGGCGGCCGTTATGCGCGAGGAGGGCTTCAAACTGCCCCCGCACTGGTACCGCGCGCGGGCTTGGCTCGCCTTCGGCACCCCCATCGCCGAGCCCGTCGTCGGCTGCATCGCCGTCTTCGCGCGCGGCGGGGCGGGTCATGTCGGCTTCGTCGCCGGCCTCGACGAGCGCGGGCGGCTGATGGTCGTCGGCGGCAACCAAAGCAACGCCGTTAGCGTCGCGCCTTTTGACCGCGCCCGCGTCTTGGGCTACCGTTGGCCCTCGACCGTGCCTTTCCCGGCCCCCGGCCTGCCGCTGGTGGCCTCCAACGGGATGCCCTCATCCCACAACGAAGCGTAAAAGGTGATCCATGACTGCTGAACAATTCGCCGGCATCGTCCGGGCCATCGTCGCCGCCCTCGGCGGCTACCTCGTCGCCAAGGGGCTCGTCGACGCGGAGACCGTCGCCACCCTCGCCGGCGTCGCCGCCACGGCGGGCGCGGCCATCTGGTCGTTCCTGTCGAAGAAGAAGCCCGAGCCGCAGGCCTGACCGATGGCGCGGGATACCGCGCAGCCGAGCGGCGGAGACCGTCACCGCCGCCTCGGCATCCCTCGCAGCTTCAAGCTCCACGGCCACAGGGTGCGCGTGCGGATCATTCCGCCGTCGCGGTGGCGTCATTCTAAAAATGACGTCGGCATTTATGACCCGAACAAGCACCGCATCGACCTATGCTCAGATCTCGGCGACACCGAGCTGCAGCAGACCTTCTGCCACGAGCTCGGGCACGCCCTGCTCGATGAAATGAACCACCCGTTGAGCCACGACGAGGTATTCGTGGACAACCTCGGCAGCCTCCTGCACCAGGCGCTCTCCACTTTCGACAGCAACCCCACAGGCTGAACGTGCCGAAATACGTGCACCGACGAGCAGATCATCGAGGCGTGGGAGAAACTTGGCACCGCCAAGAAAGTCTCGGACGCGCTCGAAATCGACATCCGTCAGATCTACTTCCGCCGCCGCAAGATCGAGGCGCGGCTCGGCATCGCCCTCGCCAGTCGATCGACGCGTAACCGCGCGGGGCCGAACATCGCCAAGGCGAAGGCGCAGGATGCCCTCGCAGCCGCGCGCGCGGAGAAGTACGAGCGAGACATGGCCGAGACGGTGAGGAACGGCACCATCATCGTCGCCTCCGACTGCCACTACTGGCCGGGCATGGTTTCACCCGCTCACGAGGCCATGTTGCGGCTGATTAAGGCGCTGAAGCCGGACATCGTCGTCCTCAACGGCGACATCCTCGACGGCGCCCGCATCAGCCGTCACGCCCGCATCATGTGGGAGAAGCAGCCGACCCTGAAAGACGAGCTGCATGCGGTTCAAGACCGCTGCGCCGAGATCGAGCGCGCCGCCGGCCGGGCCCGCCTCGTGCGCACCATCGGCAACCACGACGCGCGCTTCGAGAACTACTGGTCGGCGAACGCGCCAGAGGCCGAGGACATGGCGGGCATGACCCTCCTCGATTACCTCCCGCGCTGGCGCGCCGGGTGGGCGCTGCACATCAACGCCGAGACCGACGGCTGGACCGTCATCCGCCACCGCCCCGTGAGCGGCGGCATCCACTCCGCCTACAACTCGACCCTGCGCGCCGGCACCCACTATGTCCACGGTCACCTGCACAAGCTGCAGGTCACGAGCTGGGGCGACTACCGCGGCCGCCGCTACGGGGTCGACACCGGGACGCTGGCCGAAATCAACGGGCCGCAGTTCAATTATTCCGAGGCCGCGCCGCACAACTGGGCGTCAGGCTTCGCCGTGCTCACCTTCCGCGACGGCCGCCTCCTGCAGCCCGAGCTCGCCGTCTTCGAGGCCGGCGCCGTCCATTTCCGAGGGCAGCCCGTATGACCACCGATCCGCTCTGGCACTGCCGCCGCTGCTTCTGGGCGGCCGAGATCACCCGCGAGGCCAAGCGCGTCTGGTGCAGCCACAAGGTTCACAACGGCTGGATGCAGCTCGCCCCGGCCTGTCGCGGCCTTGCCTTTCGCCCTGAGTCCGAGCGGCTCGGCCCGGCATGAGCACCCCCGCCGCCCCCATCGCCTGGCAAGCGCCGGGCCTTTGCCGGACCTGCGTCAACCTGACGCTCTGGAAGGGCCGCGGCTACGGCTGCGACGCACCCTACAGCAAGGGTCCTCTCAACGGCATGCTCGTCTGCAAGGGCTTCTCCTACGTCGAGAAGGCCTCACCCGACCGCCCCCGGTGGCTCGACCGGCTGGTGACTCGATGATCTGGCTCTCGGCGATCCGCTACGCCCCGCAGCTGCTGCTCGCGGTCGGCGTCGCCTTCGGGCTGCATCTGGCCTTCGACGCCGGCAAGACCCGAGCGCGGGCCAGCCTCGAGCCGAAGCTCATCAGCCTGCAGGCCGAGGTCAACTACGCCCGCGCGCGTGCGCAGGCTGAACGGATGGCCCGTGAACGGGTCGAGAAGACCTTGGAGTCCTACCATGCCGAGATTCTGGAAGTTCGCGCTCGCCGTGCCCCTGTCGGCCCTGTCAGGTTGTGCCGCAACCCCGCCCCCCGTCTGCCCGCCTCCGCCGCCGCCGCCGGCGGAGCTGATGGTGCCGCCTCCCGCGCCGGGAGCGGCGCAGAAGGCGCTGGAGGCGATTCTGGAGAAGGGCCGGGGCCAGACATCGGCCCCGACCTCGCGGCCCTAGCGGCCTCCTGCGACGTCGTGGCGGCCCGGCTCAGGGCGCTGCAGGCGTGGGCTCAACCGCCGGCCAAGTAGTCGAGGACGAGGCCGGTCACCAGCACGGCCAGCCACAGCAGGAACCACGCCGCGGCGATTAGCCGGAACCACTCCGACCACGGCGGCGGCCCGTCCGGCCTCACGTCCGGTCCTCCTCGAACACGAACCACTCCTCGACCTCGTCCATGACGGCGCGCAGGATCGCCTCCACGACCTCGGCCTCGGTCGGCGCCTCCTGGTGCTTGCGCGCGCGGTGCAGGCCGAGCTTGATGCCCGTCTCGACGCAGCGCTCCAAGACCATGCCGTCGCGGGCCTTCATGTCCGCTCCCGCCGCAGGGCTTGGTCCACCCGCTCCCACCCGCAGTCCCGCAGCACATCGGCCTCGGCCTCGCCAGCGCAGACCCTGCTATAGGCGGTTTCAAGCCAATGGGAGCCGATGATGTATCCGGGGTGCGTCAAGGATTCCTTGACAGTTGGCACAGGCTGCTCGGCGGCGAGGGCGGGTGATGTGACCTTGCCAATCCACAGCCCTTGCTGACGCAAGTGGTCAAGGATGAGTTTGTCGTCGGTCGGGTTCCCAAACGCACGACTGTTGATGGCTTTCCACAAAGCAAGCCGGGCTTCGTCACGAGACAACCACGCCACAGGCTCCTGCTTCGTCGGCTCGGCGGCGAGGGCGGTGCGGAGGGCGGTGATGGAGTCGGCGTAGCAATCGTCGCCACCGTGGTTTTTCTCGGCAAACTCCAACGCTTCCAACGCCTCCTGCACCACTTCGCGCGGCAGCGTAATGTTG